TTTTTCTGCTAAAAATGATATATGCGAGTGTCTAAATAAGTGCGTGTGATAATCTCCGTAAATTTTCAATCGCTTATTGATGTATGCGTTTAAAATCGGTACACCGTTCGAATTTGGAAAGACGAATGAACTTGTCTTTTTCTGTTTATTGACGATATCTAAAATATTATCTGATACAGATATTTTGCGTGTTGATTTTTTGGTCTTGGTCGTAGTGATTTCTCGTGTGTTAAAATCGTAAGTTGCATTAATCAGAATTTCTTTATTTTCAAAATCTATTTTGTCGTAAGTCAGACAAGCTAATTCTCCATACCGTACACCCGTCAAAAACATGAATAAAACGATGTCTGCGAGCGTTTGTTCATCATTGTCTATCATTCTATTGCACAGGTCGTAAACCTCGTTAGATGTTAAATAAAGCACCTTTTCAGGCTTGTAATCATCCTTTGGTTTGGGAACTAAGACGTTCTCCGTCGGATTACTTGTCATATAGTCCATTTGTATCGCATAAGAAAATATGGCATGCAATCTCTTTCTACATTTATGCGTAACATGATACGAATTGTGTTTTAATAGTTTATCAATGATTAGTCTAATATCACGTTTAGTCAACTTGTTGATAATTGTATCATCTGGTAACACGGTTGCTATATGACTGTCAGATACTAAATAACCACGTTTTGTGGAGTCTTTGACGGTCGGTATCCATTGCTTTAGATATTCCTTTTTAAGTTCTCCGTAAGTCATTTCTGAGTGATTTCTGATAGCGAGCCTATCTTCAATCTTTTCCTGCAATATTAAACCAGCTTTTTTCTGAGCTTGACTAGAATTTTTATCTAGTGTCACAGATACTTTTTTGTACTTATTTGTTAGAGGGTCAGTATATCTTTCGATATATTTAAATTTCCCGTTGGCTAGCTCCTCTATCCACATTGTTTTATACCTCATTTTCTGTTAAAATAGGTATGGTAAAAACCCCTCCCAAAAAGCAGGTTTTTACTATACTAGAATTTGCCTCACGCTCTCCTTGGCCAAAATTTGAGCGTGGGGCTTTTTTTATTTTGTCTTAAACGTTCTTCCACAATTTGTGCAATGCCAGTTGTTTTTACCCTTTTTCCCAACCAAACCTAGCAATAAGAACGGCCAAGCAATTAAAAATCCGATACAACCGACACAACCATTAAAACCTTTACGGTCTTGGTTCATAAATTGTACTTTTGTACTTTGGCAGTAAGGACAACGCTGTGCAAAAAATCCCATTTTTAATTCTCCTGATTTTGATTTCAGCTTTTAACGTGGTTCAGATATTACACATAGTTATTAATTTTCCTATTTACATTTCGACTGGGGTAAAATGGCACGTTATACAAAATGACGTTTAAATAATTTATGGCTTTCAATGTTCTGATCAACATCTTTCTCATCCCAAATTTGTAACTCCCAAGGATAGTAGTGGTTGCTCTTATTCTTGAAATAAACGTGTATTCCTGTGTAATTATCTTTATCTCGTAAATACCAGTTTTTTAAATCGAACTTATCTTTCCATTCATCGAGTTGCTCCATCACTTGTGAAATATCCTCAGAAGATAAAATGATACGAGCGCCAAAAATGTCATTAAGAATAGAATTCACAGGATAACCATCTTGTCTTTTGGAAAAACGTTCAATTTTGTCTAAGATACTTTCTGATGTTTTGACACGATAGACGTAAGGGATATCTTTGACATCGGCTTTCATCAAATAATCATTGATGGATTCGTGCAAATTCAAGCGGTAATCTAAAATCGCTTGAACAGGTACTTTTGAAAAGGTATGTTTTAGATTAATCTTTTCAACTTTCCCAGTTTCAAAATAATCTTGCGAATAAACAAGGTGTATTCTATTAATTTCCGAGATTAAGCGTTCAACTTTTTCCAGCATATTAATTCTCCTTGTAACTCCCCACAACCTCGCCGATAATCCTAAAATCACTATCTCTATCGATTTGGATATCACTATATTTATCGTTTAGACTATGTAAAAACGCTCCCTCATTGTTTATAAGCAACTGTTTGATATAAGCGTCACCGTAATATTCAAAAACGCCTATATCGCCATCTACGAGCTCTACGGATAGCTTAACGAACACATAGTCCCCAGAGTGATACTCTGGTTCCATAGAATCGCCATAAACCGGTATGACAAAATCAGCGTCATAATCGACTGGTAATTCAATTGTTTCTACTTGTACATCATTTAGATACTGCCCTGTACCAGCTGAAGCTGCGTGGTCGTAGTAGTTGTAAGAGAATAATTCTACTACTATATCCTTACTGTTTTCTACTGTGTTTTGTTGTTCTAATAATTTATCACCGTATGAAATCCATTCACCGTGATGTGGTTCTTTGAGACTGCGGTCAAGCTCTAAGACTTTTGGGGTGGGAGAGGAAGATAGAGGAGTACTCTCTGAATTTATTCCGTGAAGTATATAATCAGTTGTAGTGCCAAATAATTGAGCTAATTTAACTAACTTTCCACCAGTAGGTAGATTTTTCCCATTCTCCCATTTAGAGATAGTAGTAAAAGATTTGTAGCCCATAAATTCTGCTACCTCTGTTTGTTCTAAATGATTATCTAACCTAAGTTGCCTGATACGCTCTGAAATTTTCTGAATATCTGACATTTTATTTATTCCTTTTTTGATTTTTTGTTAATTACATTTTATAGTAGAAATGAAAAAAAATCAAGTGAAGTTGTTAAAATTTCAAAAAAACTTGAAAAAAAATCAAGTAAACTGTTGACACTTGAGAAAATCTCAAGTATAATATAATCAAGCTTAAGGAATTAAGCAAAACAAAAAGGAGGTACAGCTGATGAAGTCGAGGCTAAACAAAAAGCCTAAACACAAAGAACTAGAAGTCGAAATCAAGATTCTTTGGTTTAAGCTTAGGATTCACTACTCAATAGAGTGGTGACAATACCAAGAGGGCTAAGAAGCCCTCTCCCCTAACGGGGTAAGTTTAGTTTAGCACATCGGCTGTATCTCTGCAAGAATGAAAGGAGAGTAAATGGATTTATTGAAAGTAGGTGGCATGACCTATAACGTTGTTATTCAGGAGCATTTCAAAGCTTATGATGATGATAGAAATCTCTGGGGGTATTGTGATTACGAACAACAAATCATATATATTCGTGAGTCATTATCAGAGCAAAAGAAAAAGCAAGTGCTAGTCCACGAACTAACACATGCTATTCTACATGAAGTTGGCTACAAAGAACAAGATGAAGAACTTGTTAGTCGTTTTTCAATCGGTCTACATCAGGTTCTTAAAGATAATCCAACGCTTACTTTTCAGTCCTAACACCTTTGAACTTTCCACCAGTAGTTTTCGTGTCCATAAACTTGCCAGTAGATGTGTCACGCTTGGTATAAAGTCCAGTTTTAGGGTTATGAGACTGAGAGCGACCTTTGACGGCTCCGATACGACCGCCGCCTTTAGGTCCGTTTTTAGCCATGACTTATCCTCCTTTCTGCTAGGATAAGTTGATTATAACATTTTTAGGAGGTACAAAATGAATTGGAAAAAACTAATGCTAGGCGATTTAGAACACACGTTTACTAGTCGTGATGGCAAGGAAAAAACAAGTATTGAATTTGAAGGCGGCGTATTGCCAGCGCTATTGGTGCTAGGTGGTATCACTTGGCTGATCGCTTGGCTTATTACAAAATAAAAACTCCCATGAGGGAGTAGGAGGAAGATATGGAAAAAATTAAATACGGTGTACTAGGTTCTTCTAAGATATTAATACAAGAGAATCAGCGGAAAATGACGCTAAAAATGATTAATAAGGAGAAAATATGAACATCAAAAAATTGTTGTTTGGGGCTTATGATTACAACAAGACATCAGAAGATGATAGAGAGAAAGATTTAATTATGAATGATAAAAAAGAGACGGAAATTATGGATAAAGAAAAAGAAATAGAAAAAGAAATAGAAAAAACGATTGATGAATTTTTTAGAATTCGAACAAAATTTACAAATGGAAGCTGGATGACTATTAATAGATATTATAATGATACGGTGAATAAAAAGCTGGGAGACATCTCCGTTGAATTAACTGATGATGAATTGTTAGAGATTAAAAATAGAATGATATCAAATAAGGTGTTTAAACTAACAGAACTCTAAATAAATATTTTTATCAAAGAAATTATTGCTGTTATACCAGTGAAAAATAAAGATATATTTGCTTTATTTTCAGTACGATTGCTTCTGTTTGAATTAATTATGGTTTCGACTGCTACTAATCTCTTATCGATATCAGCAATGATTTTGTTCTGTTCTACTTGTTCATCGTGAATCGTATTTTTGACATATGGTTCAATTACATCATAGGCAATTACCCTTGCCTGGGGGGTATCTGAGAGGGTATATTCCTTTAACATAGCAATCATTTTCCTTTTAAGTATGTTGTGGCTTTAGAAATCTCATTGCCATTTTTATTCCTTAGTGTAAAAATGGCAGCATAAACTTTATTGGTTTCATACGTCAACGCTTTTATAGTTATGTTAAGAGGAAAATCAATGTGAGAAGGAAAAGGATAGTGTGAATCTTGCAAAATGCTAACGAGTGGCATTCGTTGGCTCACGCCTCCTTTTTTACCAGAAATAGTTCCATCTTCTTCGGTTTCGTAGATAAATAATGAAATGGAATATACTGCACCATTTTCATAATTTAGATTCATTAAGGTCACTGAAAAATCTACGCTGTGTTCACCGCTTGGAACGTAAATATTTTCTGATATAAAATTAGCAATATATTCTTTTTTGTGGAAAGGGAGGAGTCTGTCAATAATCTTGTGTAAACACTCTAGCAAAGCTGATATTGTTAATCAAATAGGCTTTCAAGTGTGTCCGTACATTGGCCAAAACCTTTGT